GTTCTGTGGACTTAACAGAAGCACTGGGGGAAGTCAAATACAAAGACCGTGAAGCAACCATCACATTCACGGTCTTGCCACAGGATGACTTTGAGGTCAAGAAAAAAGAAGTCAGCAACCTTCTAAACGGTATGCGGTTTAATCGGATTGTTGTTGATAAGGATCCTGATTATTACTGGGTCGGTAGATGTAAAATCAATGATTATGCATCTGATAAGAATCTTCACAAGATTGTTGTGGGTGCTGTTTTAGCACCGTATAAGTTGAAACTGACTGAAACAGTAGTAACTGTACCTGCTGGTGAAAACATTTCTGTGATACTTGAAAACAGTAGGAAAACGGTGCTTCCTACAATGACAGGTAGTAAAGACTTCACTATTACCTTTAATGGTAACACCTATAATTTTAATGCAGGTACTCACACATCACCAGACATCATGTTGAAATTTGGTCAGAACAGTATGACGGTGACATCTGAAGCAAGTGTTAAATTTACCTATCAGGAAGGGGATTTGTAATGTATCAAGTATTTTGTGACGAATACCCACTTTATGACCCCAGAATTGAAAATCTGAAGCTGTTGTCAGCAAAGTGTAATTTGGAAGCAAACACCGTTTGTGAAGGTGCATTAACCATATTACACACCCACCCATATTACAAGAAACTGGAACCATTACGGTCTATCTTTGAGATTAGACATGATGAACATGTTCTTTTTCGTGGGAGAATGACCGACAACAGCAGAGATTTTCATAAAAAACTGGATGTGGATCTGGAAGGTGTCTTGGCATTTACCAATGACACAATCATTCCACCATTCAAACTTGAAGGTAAAACACTGACATGTGGAACAAACACAGAAACCTATGATGGTGACAATGTGGTGGAATTCTTCCTTGATTGGGTTCTGGATCAACACAATGCACATGTGAAGGACTGGCAAAAGTTAAAGATTGGTACCGTTAAGGTGAATGCACCAGATAATGTTATGGGGATATCGTCTGAAGAATATCAATCCACATGGGACTGTTTGAAGACAAATTTATTTGAATCTTCACTTGGTGGTTACCTGTATGTTAGGTATGAAGACGATGGAAACTATGTGGACTATGTAGCCCAGTTTGAATACACCAACACCCAGCGGATATCACTTGGTACAAATATTCTTGACATCAACACAACGGCAGATGCAGGTGTGACATGTTCAGTCATACACCCCACTGGTAAAGATGGATTAACCTTGGCAAATGCTTCTGATGGTAATTTGACGGAAGATTTGGTCAAAGAAGGTAATTACATCTATTCCAAGTCGGCAGTTGATAAATACGGTTGGATTTGTGTACCACTTGCGGATTCTAAAAATGATGACATCACGGATGCAGAATCCCTGAAAGACTGGGCAAAAGATTATTTGTCAGGAACGGCAAGTAAGTATTCAAATACCGTTACTATCAAGGCGGTGGATCTTTCACTTACAAATGAACAGATTGCCACCGTTCGTGTGTATCGCAATGTAATTGTGGATGCACCGACCCATGATATTGATGACAAAGTTTACCCTTTGGCAAAGCTGGAAATTGATATTTTGAATCCACAGAATACAGTTATTACCGTTGGTGAAACAACAAGGTCACTGGTTGACATCAACCGTCAACAGACAACCAACACCAAGGAACAGATAAATGAAGTGAAATATGAGGTTCAGAAGGTCAATACGGACATTATGGAAACTGTGAAAGAACAGTCCACAGCACAGATGACCAAGGTCATAAGCCAGTGTAATGAAATTATCCTGTCAGCCTTGGAATCCTATGTGGAAACATCTAACTTTGAGCAGTACAAGGAAACGGTGTCCACACAGTTGCAGATCTTGGCTGATGAAATTTCAATGAATTTCACATCGGTAACCGAACACATCACAGATGTAGATGGTGACCTGCACAGCAAATTTGCAGAAGTTTATAAACACATAGCTTTTTCTGAAAATGGTATCACCATTAGTGCTGGTGATAATACCATGGGTCTTGAACTTGATAACGGTATGATTTCATTTAAGAAAAATGGTGTTCAATTCGGCTGGTGGGATGGTGTTGACTTTCACACAGGAAATATTATTGTAAAAGTCAATGAAAGGGCACAGTTTGGTAACTTTGCCTTTATACCAAGATCAGACGGATCTTTGATGTTCTTGAAGGTGGGTGGTTGATATGGCAATGAGTGGAAGTAAAACAGTTGCGGTAACAAGCTGGGATAATCTTGTATTTAGTTGGTCTGTTGCAGGTCAATCTGTCGCAAACAACACCAGCACCATCACATGGACATTGAAGTTGGTGTCAACATCCAGTGGTGCCATTTCATCCACTGCATCAAAGTCATGGTCTGTGAATGTAAATGGTACACCGTACAGTGGGACAACCACCGTTGGTATATCTGCCAATAGCACCAAGACCCTTGCAAGTGGTTCAACGGTTATCAAGCACAATGATGATGGAACAAAGACATTTAATTATAGCTTCAGTCAGCAGTTTGACATCACATTCAATGGATGGATCGGCACGGTAAGTGGTTCTGGAAGTGGTACGCTGAACACAATTCCAAGGGCATCAAATTTCACGGTGTCTGAAGGTACTCTGGGTGTAGCACAAACAATCACCGTTACCAGACAAAGCACTTCATTTACACATGGTTTGACATACTCATGTGGTGGTGTGAAAACACAGTTGATTTGTGCTTGGAATACCACATCAGGAAGTGTGTCATTCACACCACCTTTGGACTTGGCATGGCAAGCTGTAAACGGTAACCGTGTCTGGGTGGATATTCACTTGCAGACATACCACACTGATGGTACACCGATTGGTGGTGTCATTACTAAGGGTGTGTGGATGACCATTCCTGCATCCATAAAACCGTCATGTACTGTGTCGGTATCAGACCCCACAGGATATGCCGCTAAGTATGGTGCATATATTCAGGGGCAGTCCAAGATGTCCATCAAGGTGACACCCACAACTTCTTATGGTTCAGCTATAAGCGGTTGTTTGGTGGTTGCTGATGGCAATAGGTACACAACCACAGAAGTAACCACACCAGTGATACAGTCCACTGGAAGCGTGGAAGTGTATGCAGATGTTACAGACACAAGGGGAAGGTTAGGTTCTGTATCAACGAAAGTGACGGTTCTGCCGTACACCAGACCTGTGATTACCACATTGAAGGTTCATAGGTGTAATCAAGACGGTACAGAAAATGACCGTGGTCAATACGGTAAGGTCACCTATGGATATACCATTGATACCCTGAACAATAAGAATGGTATGTCTGGTTATATCCAGTATAAGAAGACCACAGAAACAGAATACACATCTGTTGAATTACCCACAGCGTTCAGTGTGACTAATGGTACATATGTATTTAAAGCGGATGATGGTTCCACCTATGATATTCAGCTTCTGATTGCAGATGGCTTCGTCAGTGTAGGACACAGAACAGCATTGTCAACGGCATACACATTGATTCACTATTCCCCCACAGGAAAAGGTATCACATTTGGTGGTATCAGGAATGGGGAAGGATTCAACATTGTAGACATGCCGTTCAGAATCAATGACATAGATGTTGATTACATTGTGGAACAGGGTGAGGTTGACGGATGGTTTTATCGTAAGTGGAACGGTGGTTTTGCAGAATGCTGGAAGATCTATTACGGACAGGTCAATTCAGCAAACAGCAATTACAGCGGATTCTATTACAGTCAAACCGTCAGTGTTCCCTTCCCATTCACATTTACCAATCTACCGACTGTCACCGTGGATGGTGGTAGTGTTACCTATATGAATTTTGTCAGGGTCTTTGGTAAGTATTCAGACAAAGCAAGTTTCACAGTGGTCAGTATGATGAATGCTGGAACCGTTGATGTGACCGTTGATATTAAGGCTATCGGTAGATGGAAGTAAATTTGTGAAAGGGGGAAACGGATATGGACTTAACAACAATTGTGACCCTGATCACTGAAATTGGCATTCTTCTGGGTGTGATTATCCCTGTGATAATTTGCATCCAGAAAATTGCGAACGGCACAAAGTGTCAGTTAAGAAGTGAAATGTTGCGAATTTACTATCACCACCATGAATCAAAGAAAATTCGTCAATATGAATATGAAAACTTCGTGATGCTTTATGAAGCGTACAAAGCACTGAAGGGTAATTCCTTCATTGATAAGATTTATAGGGAAGTTCAAACTTGGGAAGTTATTTCTTGAAAGGATGATTTACATGATTAAAAACTGGAAAATTTGGATTAAGGCGGCTGGTATCAGAGCAATCAAAACTGTGGCACAGACTGCTATTGCAACCATTGGTACATCAGTGGTAATTGGTGATGTTAATTGGGTTATGGTTGGTTCTGCATCCGCTTTAGCTGGTATTTTATCACTATTAACGAGTATTACAGGTCTTCCAGAGGTCAAAAACATGGAAGGTGTTGACCAATAATGAAGATTATCCAAAGTATTTTGACCAACAACCCATGCTATAAGGCTGGTAAAAAGATTACAGTCAAGGGATTGATGCTTCACAGTGTAGGATGTCCGCAACCTTCCGCATCGGTTTTTATCAATAACTGGAACCGTGCAGAATATGACAGGGCATGTGTCCATGCATTCATTGATGGGAACAATGGAAGTGTATATCAGACACTTCCTTGGAACCATCGTGGATGGCATGG